AAAATAAAGATAACAAACCTGAAGAAGTTGTAGTACCCACCAACAAGTTCCCTGAAGATGTAATGTTTAAAAGATTTGATGCGTCATGAGTTTTAAAAGATAATATATCTGAATTAGAACCTTCAACGCCCATAAACCAATCTCTTGAATCATTTGCTATTTTTATATAGACATCTGCATTTGTGCTAGAGTCTCTAATATGCAATTTTTCTGAAGGACTGCTCGTTCCAATTCCAACGTTGCCATTGCTATTTATGGTCATGCGAGTTGAAGGTGAGTTACTTGACCCTGTACCAAAATCTAATCTTGTAGCACCGTTTGTGCTTACGCCTACTCCTTGTATATAAGCATTTACACCAGCACCACCTGAGTCTTGTGTTTCAAACTCAATCTTACCTACTATTTCACCATCAGATAAAAAAGAGTCTGTATTTTCTAATCTTAAAACTGCTGAACCAGCAGCTCCAGCTATGTGAGTTAAAGTATCAGGACTACTAGTACCAATTCCAACATTGCCTGAAGAGTCTATTCTCATACGCTCTGTTGATGATGTATAGAACTGCATTGAGTTATTAGTGTGGTAATACTGAATAAGACCAGCGTACTGTGCTGTAGAACTAGAAGTATCAGAGTCAGCAAAGGCTAAAGAACCATAAGTAGTACCAAACAACGTAAGGTTTGAATCAGTGCTATCACCAATAACCAGCTTGTCTGTAGCACCTAATGAGTTAAATGCGGAGGGATTAGAGTTTCCAATTCCAACGTTGCCTGAAGAATCAATACGCATTCTTTCTGTATTACCAGTATATAAAGCAAAATCTAAAGCAGATATACTTCCTATATAAGGAATCCCACTTCGTATACCAGCTCTCATTTGACCATAATCATTTTGAGCAAGTATTGTTTGATTTTCACTAGTACCTGAATAGGTTGCTAAAGATACGTTTCCTGCAACGTCTAGCTTATTTGAAGGACTACTCGTTCCAATTCCAACATTGCCATCATAATCAAGATGCATTAAGACATTGTAAGAATTATTAGCATCATTTACAGTTCTAAATTGTAAACCTTCATAGCCTGAAGCTCCTATTGCTCTCATTTCGTAACGAGATTTGTCAGCCACGCCACCAGTAACAGTAAGTCTTATAATTGAATCTGCTGCTGCTACTTCTAGTGGAGTGTAAGGACTACTCGTTCCAATTCCAACATTTTCACTACTATCAATAGTTATAGCTGTAGCATTAGACTGGTCATCTATACCCGTACTTAAAAGAGTTCTTGTTACTTTTGTTATTGCCATTTGTTTTTATCTCCTGCCTGAAGGTATAAAGTCTACATATAATCCATTGATTGTATATGGAGCTTTGTTGTCCTCACTTATAAATGTAAAATTATTACTTGTCCCACTTCCTTGTAAAGGTACTCTAATCATAGGATTCTCTGCTCCACCAAAAACATTAACACCAAATAAAGCTTCACCAAATAAAGACGGTGGGTCTATAACTCCTAAATCAAATAGTTCAGGAGGTTGTGGTATATTGGTATTACCGTATTCAAATCTAACTTGTACATCAGGTTCTACGACACCTTCAGCACTTGCAGAGACTCTCATATAGTGTAAAGTTTTTAAAGTTCCTAAATCACCATAATCATAATCTGGTGTAGCATATCTTGCTAAGATGTTAGAGCCATTAAAGTCGTTACCTGAATCATGTATATAGATGTAACCGTCAGTATCTCCATGATAGTATTCTTCAACACCGTTTTCATTAAATCCAGAACCTATTTCTGTTGATTCAATGCCTCTTGTTTCTGACCACTGAAATCCTTCTGGTCTTAATGTTCCTATAATACCACGTTGTTCACTATTATTTTTTGTAGTATCTGTGTAGAATAATCTGTATTGAGATTTTTCTCTCAAGACTATACTAGATATTATATAGCTATTTATCGATTCTGTCAAGTTTGTTATTAAAGGTTGTATAGCTTTACTAACAGTTCCTAACTCAACGTCACCAATTCTTGCTGTACCAGCTACTGTTCTTAATCCATCCGGTGCTAAAAATATTAAGTCACCACCAATCTCTTGAATACTATAACCACTTAAACAACCTACGTTCTCTGTTATAGGGTCAATACGTATATTAGAACTATCGTTAATATTAATTAATTTATGTATGCTATTTTCTGCAAAGACTATTAAGTCTGTTCTAAATCCTTTAATGCCTTGTACTTGGTCTGATATAGTTACAGAACCTGCACCAGAACCTGTAAAGTTATCAGGGTCATTATAAACACTATAATATACTGTGCTTAAATTATTTTCTACTCCTGCTGCAATTAAATGATGGTCGTGTACAGCTATATACTTTACACCATTAGTACCGTCTACAGTTATTTCACTTGTAAAAAATGTTCTAGTATTTAATGCTCCTGTGCCTTCCATTCTAAAAGACCAAAGCTTATTAGCACCATCAGCTATAATTACTTCACCATAATCAAATGTTGCACCTTCAAATACTACAAACTGACATTGTCCTTGTCCAGTTCTTGCAGTAGCTGACTTACCTGTAAAGGTTGCGTAATCATCTCCACCACCTGCTGATAATTTATTTATTTGTAACCAAGTAATTCCATCTTGACTAAAATAAATATTAGTACCTGCTGTAGCTACTACACCATCTGCATAAGTAGTAACACCAAGTATATTTGTTGTGCTTCCTGTAGGTTGTGTAGCACTTGAGCCACCAAACTTTTCAAAACCATTGATACGTCTATATCCACCTTCTATAGAGACTTCAAAGTTTCTAAGCTCTCTTGCAACTCCGGGAGTCTTAAGCAAATCAATTGAGTTAGCTGATTTAACTAAGCCACCGTTACATGCAACAGTATAAGGTTGTGAACGTGCCATATAATTTAAAAGTATCTTCTATCGTCTGTCATATACTTTGGAGCTGGATTCATAAGATTAGATTTCATATACTTCATTCCTCTCTTATAATCATCCAATGCGAAAGCTGCTTGTTGTGGGCTTTCTTTAAACTGCCAAACATAGTAACGAACTCTAGCTGTTATTACATTACTGTATTGCTCTGGTAAAGTAATTGCATCATCATATAATGATAAAGCAGTCGGTCTTACGAAAGCATAAAAGTGTATGTTATAAACTTTGTCAGGTATTGGACTTAATCCAAACTTTCTATTATCTGGAGACTTAATTACAAATTTAGGTTCTCCATGATTTTGAGTATCTGCATCATCTGCATTCTCACTATCTCTATAGTATCTTTTCCAATCATCAAGTGTAAGAAATCTTAAACCTTTTGAAACGTAAGGAGATGTTTCTCCACTTACATTAATTGTAGTTACATAAAAATCATCCCAATCGATTGATGCGTAGTCTGTAGTGATACTAGAACTATCAGACTTTAACGTATACCATCTTTGTCCTGCTACTGTAGGTACTGTTACATTACCGTAGAATGGGTCAGTAGCTCCACTAACGTTAGCAGCAAAGAAAGGTAGTTGTGGCTCTTCATTAGCTATATCAAATATAGATTTGTTTACAGCATCTTTAACAAACTTTTGAAGACCTATAGCGTTTGCAAAGTTTGCAGACGTTAATGGAATCTCGTTAAGTTCTCTTAATACTTCGTTAGTTATGTCAAGATATGTATTAGCCATTATTTTTTATGTACCTTTTAAATTTTTAAAAATTAATAAATTTAATTTTAGTTTATTAATTAGCTTTAGCTTTTGGTATGTCTCCAGAATATACTGGCTGACAGCTTCCACCCATGCGATAACCTTTACGCTTCATAGTAGCTTTACCGCCACCATATTTTAATTCTCTTTTAGCAGCTTTATTTCCCATATCGTTTTTGTAATCACCTTTTTTCATTCTTTATCTCCCTGTAAAAGTGGAGGGTCAATGAAGACCCCCCGTATTGATTATTAGTCAATTGTGTAGATAGCTTTAACCATAGCATCATCTCTAAGTACTTTCGCACCATAGACATGTAAACCTCTAACAATATCACCAAAAGAACTAGGGTCTCTAATTACTTCTGTTGATAAAAAA